GATATATGAGGAGTAAAACAACCTTTCCATTCAAGTCCATTTGTCCATTGAATATAATGAAAATCACACCAATCTTCTAGAGTTTCATCACTAGACCAACAATAACCAATGACTTCTCCACATGATCTACAAGTTATTTCTCTACGTTTCATTCCTTCTTTACTATGAGGGCAGATTAAATGACCTTCTTTAGCAATTAATTCAGGACGTTTATTAGGTGGGGTTTCAGCTATTTTTTTCTTCCATTCAATAATAAGACTTTGGCACTCACAATCTGACCTATCAATAGGAAAGAAACTGAATACTTCAATTTTTTTATTAGGAGATTTTTTAGCTTCAACACCCATCTCCCTAGATGTAAATATCATTTTTTTCATTGTTTTATTCCTTCTTTACTAATTAATCTTACACCAAGATAGGAATGGGTGCTACCCCCTTCCATATCTGTAGTATCACTTCCACTATTAGATCGAGCAAATAATTCTACATAATCATCTTTGTTTAAATAAACTTCATCAGTACAGACAGAATCAACTTCAGAAGCTCCACCCCCAGTATGAACACTAGAATAGGTGATGGCACTTCCATTAACATAAATAGCTCCTGTATAACTTTTATTTATAGATATATTAATAAAATCAACTTTTGACCATACTTTATATAAACCACTTACTGGAACAATGAATCTATTATTGGTAACAATATCGAAATTACCTCCTAAGTCATAATTGATTGTGTCTATTAAAACTTTAGTCCAAGTTCCATCAACTAAGTTAAGTTGATCTGCTGATAAATAAGCACGACAAGCTACCCTATCGAGAGGTTTTCTTTTATTTACTACTACTGATTCTGAAGTAACGGTCATAATGCCTCACTAGCGGTAACTTCTCTTAATGTTAGATTTTGGATAAATGATCCGGGTTCTAACACTCCTTGAATACCAATTAACCTATAATTTGTATATGTTTCTAAATCTTTATCTTTCACTCTAATCATATCTCTTAATTGTAATTGAGGTATGCCTCGAATTTTTAATCTTAAAACTCCAATCGGATCTTTACTTCTTTTAACTATGTTTTGAGCCATATTTTTAGCAAATGATCTTTTATCAATATAGATATTCTTAATTTCTTTTTGATGTTCGTTAAATTGATCTATTGAATCGTTATCTTCATAAACCTCTTTAATTTCATAATCTATAGTAGCAGGAGTTCCTCTAATTTTTAGAAGGTTTACATAGGCCTTAGCAACATTAGCATTTGTAATTACCATTTTTGCTGTTTTAGTAAAGAAAGTAGTTACGATAGTAATATCCGAAGATATATCTACCCCACCACCTTCAGTAGCAGTATAGGCTTTGAAATCAGTATCTTGGACTGGTTCAGTAATACTAGAAGCTGGATCATCAAATTCTGCCCATAAAGTAATTTCAGAACTTCCTTCAATTTCTTCCTCAACTCCATCACGCCAAATTTCTACTTCACCTTTTACTGATCTTGGTGATCCACTTACAATCACACGATTGATAATAGTGCTATTTAGCTCTTGCCTCCACTCTAAAATATCTTCAGGATGAATTGTCCATACATAATTATTGTATGGAGATTGACAAAACTTATCTCTATTTTCAAATCTTAATATTCCATTTTCATCTTGAAAGAAGATTGCTTCTTCAGCTTCACAAAGTTTTCTAATTCTATCTCCGGCAGTTTGTCCTTTTTCGAACCAAGCAAATCCAACTGTATTTAAACCTTCGTCTAAAGCATAGGAATTTGAACCAACTCCAGCTCTAGATAAAATGTCTTGTATTATTTGATCACTTCTTTGGTCTGTATAAATAGTAGTTTCTTGAGGTTTTTCATTTAAAGACTTCATAAAATCATAAGCCGATATGGTTACTGTTCGTCTTATTTTATCTTCTTTTGGTTGTGTAGTTAATCCTTCAATAATAGGAATGGTTTTAGTTTCTCCTCTAACCTCAAATCCAATCATCATTTTCAATGGTCGGTTTGGTTTTAAAGCAGTTCCTATTGTGCCATTATAATCGGGTGTAAAGCGCATGTCGGTGTTATCTAGCACTATATCCGCAATTGCCATTGAAGTGCCTCCTAGAGGCTCTAAGAGGTGTCTTTCGTACTCTAATCTAATAACCTTAGAGGTTTCATCGACATAACTGAAAGAATCGGACTCATTTATCCCTGCTTCACCTATTCCTTTAACAATATCGAAACCTCCAACAATAGAAGAACCAACAGTAGCATAAGCATCAATATCAACATCTCTACTCCACGATATGTAGCATTTAGCTCTAAGAGGACGAACAGTAGCAGTACATATGCTCTCAAATGGAGTCCAAATACTATCTGATGAAATTCCTGGACCTAAAATTTTGCCCTCCTTTTCGCGTGAGATTTACGATGACACGAATCATGTAATGTTCTACCATTATTTGTATTCCAAATTTCTTTTATATCAAAAGCATCTTCAAAATTTTTAGGATTACTTTCTTTTATAATTTCAGCAAAAGTTCTAGGAAAATGATCTACACATAATTTTCCACCTCTAACTTTACAAATTTGACAAGTATAATTATCTCTTTCTAATATACTCTTTTTCCAATTTATATACTGTTTTGTTCCTCTTAACCATTTTTTTAAAGGGGTAACTTTGTTTTCTTTCCATAAAGGATTATTTTTTCCAAACAATCCCTCACTCCAAGACTTATTCCCTTTTTTGAATTCAGTGGCAATAGAATAATGCTTTCCTTTGTTTTTCAAACTAATTTTTTCTCCTTTAGTTAATATAGATATCCAAGGTTTTTTATGACCGGGTAGCCCTTTTCTAACTCTATTTCTATTATCATATTTGTTTAAAGTACCACCACATCCACAAAAACAATTTATTATTTCTATTTTTCTTTCTTTGTTTGGTTTTCTTATTCTTTTCTTTTCCATAATTATATTATATATTATCTAGTTAAACTTGCTATTTAACCTCCAATAAACTAAGAGTAAGATTTTCTAAAAATGAATTAGAACTAGGCACATATTCTCTATTAGGAATACTTATTAAAACTTCAGTAGCAGGAATTGATAAATAAGTTTCATTAACAGTAAAGGTTCTTACTGTTTGAAGTAAGTATTCAGATAAAATATTGTTTACTTGGTCTTGAGTTAGATTCATATAAACTAAAGTAAAAATTTCTTTTCTATTTTCAACATTTCTAGTTGAAGCACCACTAATAAGTAAGTTCTCTGCTTCACTTACTACAAATTCCCTAGTAAATTCTTTAGGTTGTAGTAATGTAATGTTTCCTAATGTGAATGGCATATTAAGCTCCCATAAGTTCTACCACACTTTTATTTTGACTTTGTGCTACTTTTACTAGAGCAGCATATAAGTCTTTAGCAATAGTTCTCTTTTCGGTTTCTGAACCAACATAATAACCGACATTAACATTAAAAGTCATTTGACCACCACCACCAGAACCAGTTCCACTTAATCCATCAGGACTAATTCTTTCTCCAGCGTGAGCAATAATAGGAACAGGTGATCCGATTGGACCCGGAACAATACCACCAGTAGCAAATCCCGGCACTCCAATATCATGTGCTCTTTGTTTTAAATTATTCCAAGCACCTACTACATCAGGAAGATCTAATCCAACTTTGATTTTAGGATGGAAGTTATTTATTAAGTTTTTAACCCATTCAATAACGTCATTAATTTTAGTCTTTATTAATTCAAATTTTTCAACAACACCTTCGTAGAGAGTAACTGCCCAAGCAATTACTTTTTTTGCCATATCTGTAAACCAATTTACTACACTATTTACTAAATCAGGAACAATAGAATGTCCTACTAAAGCATTATATAATGCTTGGAAGAATCCTATAACACCTTTCACAAAACCATCAACGAATTTCATTAAGGCAGTCCAAGTCTTTACAACAAAATCATAAACTCCTTTTACCATTTGCATCATTCCATCCATGGCTAATCTCCAATCTCCATTTATAATACCAGTAACAAATTGAACTAATCCTTTAAAGAATTGAATTATTCCTTCAATAGCTTCGGCAATATATGGTAAAGCATTAGCTAATCCTGAAGCTAATCCTGTAACTACTGCTAATATAATAGTGATAACTACTCCTAAAGCTATAGCAAGACCTACTAAAAATGTTTTTAAAAGATCAAATAACTCTGGTTTTACTGCTTCCCAAAAAGGTTTCAAGGCTTCTACTAAAGCGTCCCATGCTGGAACAATTTGAGTTAATATAATTTGCCAAGTTAATTCTAAAGATTCTTTCATAGCTTGAAATACTGGTTCCATAGCGTCTTTTAATATTTTAATTCTATTCCAAATTCCTTGAAGGGCATCTACTACTGTGGCATTACCTTCCATATCTCCAAAGGCTAGAAAATTCTTAATTTTTTGCCACGCTTCCCCAACAATCGTAACTAATCTTTCTGAATACCATTTAATTTTGTCGTGTAGTTCTTTGAAATAATCACTCACTCTAGTAAGATCACCTGATATACCAAAACTTTCTAAAATGGATTTAAATGATTCCTTTACTTTCTCTTTTAATCTTTCTAAAACATCACCTAACGGTTGAAATTTTCCTTTAAGAGTAACAAAAAATTCAGTAACAGTATCCCAATTATCCATTAATAGTTTTCCAGCTATAGCTAGTCCACCTACAATAGCTATTACAGGTATCAAAGCACTTGCAGAAACTCCGGCTAAAGCGGCTCCAATCGCTTCTAATCCCGGCAACATAAAGCTGTAGGTCATTAAAGCCGCACCAACTGCTCCTAAGGCGGCACCTAATCCTAAAAGAATTCCAATTAATTGTGGGTGTTTCTCCGCAAATTCACCAAGTTGTGAAATAGCTGGCCTAATGACTTTTACAAGATTACTTAATTGTTTTACAAGAGGAGTACCAATACTAATACCAACATCAATAAGATTATCTTTTAATATTTTTAATTGGTCGCTAAAATTTTGAATTTGTTTCTTTGATACTTCTTCAGTAGTTCCTGCGGCACTTTTTAAATCTGTTTCATACTTTCTTAAAGCATCAGATTGACCCATAAGAAGTAATAATGAAGCAACTGATCGATCTTGAAATCCAAGTTGCATTAAAGTAGCTCGAAGTTGTGCATCACTCATTCCATCTAAAGCATTCTCTAAATCGCCAACAATATCAGCCATGTTATTCATATTACCTTCAGAATCAAAGACAGAAATATTTAATTTCTTAAATTCACTAGCATTTTTAATTGTACTAGTTTGTAAATCTCTTAAAACAACATCTAATTTAGTTCCTGCTTCTGCTCCTTTTACACCTTGATCGGCAAATACAGCTAAAACAGCAACACCTTCTTCAAGGCTTTTGTTTACCATTTTTAAAGCGGCACCAGCACGAGTAGTTAAAGATTCAGAGAATTGTTGAACGGTTGCATTAGCTAAAGTATTAGCTTTTACTAATACATCAGAAACTTTAACCATGTTTTCCATATTCTTAACAACATCATCCCTTATAGTTAAACCTAAAGCAGATTGTGCCTCAGTTAATAAGTCAGTAGCTAAAGCCATATCAAATTGACCAGCTTGAGCAAATGCGGCAACTTTTGGTAATGCTTCTATTGCTTGTGCGGCATCAAGACCAGCAGATGCTAAATAGAAATAAGAATCGGCGGCTTCTTTTGCTGAAAAAGTAGTAGCTTTTGCTACTTCCCTAGCAGAAGAAATCATCCTAGCTTTCATTTCAGTTGATACATTCCCCATTATAGACAAGGATTGTGCCATAGCTTTTTCAAAATTAGCGGTCGCTTTTGTAATTCCAACTAAAGCTAAAGTAGGTAAGGCACCTAATGCAACTAAGCCTCTACCTAAATTTCCAACATCAACTCCAGCTTTTTTAACACCACCAGCAAAGTTTTTAAGAACTTTTGAAGCATTGTCCTTTGCATTTATTATTACTTGTACATTTGTTTGACTACTATTTGCCATGCTTAATGTTATCACCTTTTAGACTGACGATCCATTTTTTTCTGTTCAGAACGCTGTATCTCGGACATAGCCGACATAATGTCTTGATTATGATAATAAACTTCTAACGGTTCTTCTTCTAATTGCTTCTGACTTAAACCAAATTCCTTCCTATAAGCATACTCCGCCAATAATCGTGAGGCTTCTTTATATTCACCTTTTGGATCACGAACTGGATTTTTTGCTCTTAAAAGTTCTTTTATGGCGCTAAGGGTTTCTTTCCTGCGCCTTGGGATAAAAAAGATAAAGCATTAGATAGAACTTCTACAGGTAAATCGACTAAATCAGTAGCCTCTAAATCTACTACTTGACCTTTTTCGCCAACACCTTTTCCATCTACGAACTTAGACTTTAATATTTCTATGACTGCATCAATTCCTTTAACAACATCTTCTCCTTCTTTTTCTCCCATTTTTGAGAGTTGAGGAAACTTAACTTTAACATCAGTTACAGTTAGTGCTTGAAAATTAATATAGCTTTCTTTCCATTCCTCTCCTAAAAAATCGAGAGAGAACTTTTTAAATATTCTAAATTTTGACATTTTTTTCTCCTATTATCATTTAATTATTAATTATATATTAAGTAAGTAAGCATTTAATGCTTAGTTTTCATTTTATTTTTTTAATTTTTATTAGTAGCTAACTACATCATTCACCAAAGTACATGCGTGGATTATTTCTTGGCTATTAGCTACATCTCTACTAGCTTTAAAAGAAACAGTTTGAGTTACTATTTCATCTAAGTCATAAGATGGCTCCCAGTCATAAAAATCAACCTTTGGTAATTGGATAGTTAAAGAAGGATTAGTTGTTCCTGATCCTAAAGTGTCATCATTATTAGTAAGAGCAATTTGTAAAGCTCTATTAGTATCATTCTTCATATAGTTCTTATATGTTTCAGCTTCGTAGTTAAGGGTAATTGAACCTTCAACAGCAAGTTGTCTATTTAAAATATCTTCTGGTTCAGCAGTTCCTAAGACATCATCTAAAGCAACGTTCTTAGAAATATTTAAGTTAATAGATTTAACTGATATAGCAGAAGCGGCAGCTAATCCAGAAATATCTGAAGCTAACTTAACTGATAGATGTTTTTTGGTAAATTTATTTTCTGTTACGACTGCAGGAACGGTAAGCCCAGTATCTCTACCAGCTTTACTCATAAATGAAGAAGTGAACATGATTACAGAATCTAATTCAGCAGTAATTGATAAAGTATCAAGCATTACTAATTTATGTAGTTCAGTAGTGTTTTCGTCAGTTACAACGAATGAAAGGGATTGATGTTGGTTGCTTTGGTTAACAGTAAATGCGTGGGAATAAGTTTCATCTACAGGTCCAGTAGTAGTTAATGTTCCTAACATAGCATAAAGTAATAATCCGAATGATTTACTTCTAATTTCACCTTCAAGATCACCTTGACCATATTTAGTTGTTACAAATGCTTCTTCTGAATCAGCTATATTACCTAATGAACCTACTGATCTTGCTTTAACAATTTTGTCATCAAAAGAAAAGGATGTAATTGGGATTTGGTAGATAGATTCTGCTCCAGCGCCTCTTACAGCTTCTTTCGCTAAACCGACCTTTATAGTTCTTCCTATATATTTACTCATATTTACTTAATTATGACCTGTTAAAAAACATTTGTCAAATAAATTATTAACTAATATCTATTGATACTCTAACTCTAACAGCAATCTCTGCCATTAACAACTGTTCTTCGGTTAAAACACCCCACCTATTAGGACTAGCAAAGATGTTTATAAAAGTGTATCCACTTGGTAAGCCTATTCCAATAGTTCTATCAGTAGAACCTTTTAAATCTTCTTTATCGAATAAGTCTAAAGCATTATCAACAATATCTTCTAATGCCAACATAGCATTTTCTATAGTATTTTGCTTTGTATCGTAAAATAATCTTAAAGTAAATGAGTATGTTCTTATATTCTCTGAAGTAGTTTCATAATCACCACTATTTTCTGATGGAACAATGTGAGCCGCAGGATAACCTTTAAATTTAATCTTTGGAGCTTTACTAACCTCTTGAATTTTATCTATTGTTTCAACTAAGGTTGCGATTTGTGGTCTTAATGTTTTCCAACTCATATTTATAATGTTTTAAATGCTCTAACAAATGCTTCGTCAAGTCTATCACTAATTATACCAGCAAAATTTTCACTTCCCAATTTAGCACCTTGTTCTAAAAATGGTCTGCCTCTCATAAATCTAGTTCCTTCGTGAACAAAAATAGCATAATCGGTATCTGTTTTAACAATAGATTGTAAATTACTAACTGAAGCGGGAGAAAAATGAATACTTGCTCTTAAATAACCAGTATCAACTGGAGATAATTGTTTTCCAAATCTTTCTACATTAGCGGCTATTCTATTTATAGCGTCTGAAACAGCATTAGTTACAGGAATATTTTTAAATACTCTCGATACTTTCTCTATTGTTGGTTTAACTGTTATTTTTATATCCATTATTCGTTAGGTTCTTGTAA